ATATGACAGTTGGTAGACCATTTTGTTTATATTCTTTAACTTTATCTTGTGATTTTCAAACAATAACCTGAGATTCTTGTACATGTCTGCTTTCTCCTGCAATGAGAACATTACACCCCTTGTAGGAACATCTCTTTCCCTGCACAAGTCTACAAGTCCACCACCTAGACCTGTCTCGTCTATGTATACTGTCTCTAGTCTGAACTGCTGTACAAAGTCAGCAATTCTGCCTGCCACATCTACCACATTACTCTGAGATTCAGCATAGACATCTTCTACAAATACGGTATCTTCCTCATCTACTCCTACTATCGTAAATACTGTCTCGTCACGACCTGTTCTAGCAATATCCACTCCCATATAGTATCTGACTCTGCCTTTAGGCTTAGCATCTGTAAGTGCTTCCATAATTAATGAGTTTGGTATGAGTGCATCACCAATGTCTAGGAACTCACCCTCTACCTCTTGGACATACTCCTCTTTGGTAAGTCTTTTAATTTCCTCAATAAATACAGGATCCTCTGCAATAAGTGGGTTCATCATGGATTTTACATGGAACTCTGTCCACATTCCATCTGGATTCTTGGGTTTGCTGTTCATACAAGCCTCATAAAAGTAGCCTGCCTTGGAGAACGGTGTTGACGTAAGCCATACCTTTGCCTGTGTAGCCATACCAGATGGCAGGAAGGCTCTGAGAATATCTGTCTTGATGAAAGAACATTCGTCAGCAATAATAACGTGTGGAGAATAACCTCTCAGTCCGACACCAGTCTCACCTGTTGCCCTTGTAATAATCTTGCTCATTCCAGTATTGTCTAGAAAGTTAAGCCAAAGTTCACTCTGTGTGTTTCTTACTATGTATCCTTTGAGAAATTCATTGTTGATAACCAATGAACGAATCCTGTCAAACATGATGGTTGCCTGATTTTGTGTTGGTGCTGCAATGACTATTGTACAGTCATTCTTTACTGTCTTTAACATCAGAGGTGCAAAGAATGCAAAATGTACTGCCTTGGCAGCAGTTGACATGGTTTTACCCACCTGTCTTCCACTTCTATACACTATGAATCTGTCTTTACAGTTGACATATTTTTGATTGTAGTCAAACAGTTTGTGTCCTAAGAATACTTCGCTGAACAAACTGGGATTTTTGGCACAGTCAGCAATGGTCTGCATGAACTCCTGACGTTCTTCTACGTCACTCTTTGTCGGTCTTGCCAATTCCCTTTGCCTTTATCTGTCTGAATATTGTGTTAATGTCACCTTCTTTAGAAAATTCCTTTCTTTCAGTAATTGTAATTTTATTGTTAAGGTCACTAAGTGATTTTATAAGGTTCATGAGTACATTGATTTCACTTCTACCGTTCTTGTCGGGAACACCACCGTCAAACTTTGACTGCGTTGCAGTCATCATTACATTTTCAAATGTTATCTTTGTTACTATGTCCATTATTTCCTTTAGGTCTTCTGGATTTCTTGTGTCAAGTTCATTGATGAATGATATGTAATCTTTTCTTATTGTACAAACTGCATCCTCTTCATATTTGGGACATTTGCCATTTCCACCTGCATCAACACTTCTGTATTTGCATTGATCACACAATGCTGGTATGTCTGCCTCTCTAAAATGCTTGAGACTGTTGTGTGGCGATATGGTTTTTCTCTTGTCTTCACTGACTACGAACTTGTCACCAATACTCTTAATTTTGAAAATATCGTCACTTTCATCCATTATATGACAATTATTATTAACTATTATTTATAGTTTTTTTTAATCGAAGGTTGACCTTTCATCTGTAAAACACATGCTTGCATAGTCACACATGCCGTCACATAGGAAGCATTTAGTTCGTTCAGGTAATATTTTATTGCTTAATGCATCCTTAATTATGTTAGACTTGTCTATCATATCTGCCAATGTTTCCTCAATAGGTTTTAACTTGAATGACAGTATTGCTGGTTTGTCCCTCTTATCTTTTTCAATTCTGTTACTGATATAAATAACACATCCAAACTCTGCATCTATATCATAACACTTCTTTAAGAGAACTCTATATCTGTTAATTTGATCCTTGTGTGAATCACTTGCTTTTCCTGTTGCCTTGTTAAAATAGTCAATGCTTCCAGTAGTTTTCTTGTCAGTAATAACCCACTTTCCACCTATCTTTAGCACATCATCTGCACTTCCATAAATTATGTCAAGATGTCTTGGATCATCAACTGGTATTTCCAATGCTTCCTCTCTTGTCAATGACTCATCTCTTACATAGTCATAAGCAAAAAACATCTCATGATATTTTTCATCCTTTGCAACCTGTGAATTGCTGTGAACTACCTGACCAAAATACAAAGACTTTGTATTCTCTGTACTCATACCAGTGTCTGGTGTTGTCTTTCTGTAAATAACATTTCTCATACAAGGTTTGATAATATCACTGACATGAATTACTCCCAACCTTTCCGTATGCATAGCCTCCATTTGGGCTCTTCTAAACTGAAAATAAACTTCCTCGTTAATGTCATCAATCTTTAGCATATAAAATTTTATGCTTTGTGTTATATAAGTCTATGCTTGGTTAGTGCATTCGCAGCCGTCTACTGAACATTGAGAACCTGAATGCTTACTTGCACTGTGTTCACAAATTTCACAAGAACCACTTGGTATCATTACTATGTCTGTCATCAGTAAGAATCCTCTATGGTGAAATTGAATGTTTCGCTTTGGTCTGATATTTGACCAGCAGAGTTATAAAACTCTATCTCTCCCTCCCAAACACCTGCGTTTGCTATTGCTGTATTTGATGATGTCAGTTGATATGATATCTGACCTGCTGACCTGTCAGCATATGTAGCAGCACCATCAATTATCAAAGTTCCATCAGGCTGCCATACCTTCCATTTGGCAGTAGCATATGTTGATGTACTGCTCATATTTTTAGCAGTACCACTTGAGGTTGTAACATTCATTATCAATGTAGATGTTGCACCTGCTTTTACACTAAACTCGATAAGCCTGCCTGTAAGATTCATTGACATGACTACATTAAACTTTCATTATATAAAAGGATTGCTAGTCCATGCCTCCAGTCTCTTCATTATCTGTGAGTCTGATTGTATTATTAGTTATACCAGTTCCTCCACTTTGGAAAACTGTTACCACAAACAACCATGATTCTGCTCCTCTTACATGTACTGCGTGACTTACAGTTTTTACCATTGAACGTAGTCTTGAAGATACATCATTAATATTAATAGTGTCATTAAAGATTTTAACGAATCCCATGAATCTGAGTGATGATGATGTGACATTGGATATTTCATTAATCATCTTGACAATTATTCGTAATCTCTGTCTAAATGATTGAATATTAACAGTACTTGTAACTGTACGGAACATGTTTTTGGTTTGATAAAATGACGATGATACATTTACAGCACTTGTAAATATTTTAAGTAACACTCTAACTCTTTGTCTGAATGACTGAATGTTTATGTCCTGATCAATTATTCTTCTTATTGTTTGTTTATTCCACAGTGATGATGGTATGGATACTATGGATACAATGCTTCGTGTCAATACTGATGTATGTATTACGTTAGATGTAACATTCATACCATGACTAACTAATTTGAGTATTTCTCTGACTCTCTGTCTGAATGACTGTACGTTAATATTACTATTTACCATCTTAATTAGTGACATTTTTGTGACATAATCCCTTGTAATATTGACAGTAGAATCAAATGACCTCATTATACTTTCCAATGTATTAACATTATGATTAACATTAATTTGTGTTGATAAATATCTCTTTAATGATAGGGTTGTTAGATATGTTCTTGTAATATTTACAGTACTGTTAACCATCTTCAATATATCTTTTGCATATTCTCTGAATGACTGTATATTTTGATCCTCATTTAACATTCTAAGTAGTGACTGTTTGGTAAAGTATTCTCTGGTCACATCGATGTCTGTATTACTCCACCTGACTAAACCGTGAATAACACTAGCTTCTGTAATACCCCTTTGGAATACATTATGCTGGAATAAATTCTGGAATATTGTATTGATATTAAGACCACCAATAATTTTAATATTACTATTAATTATTTTTAATAAGTCTCTTATTCTCTTTCTAAATGAATCTACATGAACATCCTCATCAAATGATCTTATAAGTGATCTAAGACTAACATAATCTCTATCTATGTTTACATCAGTTGAAAATATTCTTTTTAATACTCTTAACACGATTGGTTCATCTGAATTAACATTGACTGATGAATTAAAAATTCTTAGTTTTATAAATGCACTCTTTGCAGATGATGTTATATTCATGTCACTATTGAATACTCTTCTAAGTGATTGTAACAAATTTACTTCATGATCAATATAAATATCCTCGTCAAACACTTTTAGCAATAATCTTAATTTTTCTCTGAATGACTGTACATATACATCATCGTCAACTGCTCTTATTAATGAACGAAGAAGTGAATAGTCATCTCTATCAATATTAATATCAGTGTCATGTATCTTTAACCTTCCTCTTATGATATAATTATCTTTGTCAATATTAACATCATAATTAACAACCTTCAAAAATCCAAGGAATGAAAATACTTCCTTTACTACATGCGTGTCAAATATACTGTTTTGATATATATTGTCTTGGAAAGTAGAGTCAGGAACTGTTGGAGATGTTACTTTCATTATTCTGTTTACAACCCTTCGTAATACTGACATATGTGGTGTAGTTTCTTCTATATGATTTGCAGTTGTACTTCGTCTTATGATACGTTGTGGCTGGAATGTTGTTCCCTGAAATATACTGCCCTGAAAAGGAGCTTCCTCAAAACTCATATCAGTATTGAATATATACTGAAATACATTAG